CCGAACACCCGAATGGCATGAGGCTATCGCCATCGCTATTACGGAAGAAGTCACCGGGGTCTTCGACAAGCCGGTCAACCATTTGACCGCGAAGATGCAGACGGTTGTTGCGGATCAAGTCGTGGAAATCGAAACGAAGGGGTAAGGAAATGAAGGTTACTTTTGAATATGACGCGGCTTCTTCGGTTGAAGAACTTATGGCCGCCGCTGATTTTTTCAAAACGCTTGCCTGCTCTTTGGCCGCGCATCACGCCATCGCTGATGCCACGCCGCGCGGGGCTCTTGTCCGGAACGTGTATAAGGAGGGAACCGAGAAGCCTTCGGAAGAGTTCGTCGCCGCTGCGACGTCGCTGTTGAAGCCGGAAAAGGCTGAACCGGAAAAGGCCGAACCGGAAAAGGCCGAACCGGAAAAGGCCGAACCGGAAAAGGCTGAGGCGCCCGCCCCTCGCCGTCGTACCAAGGCACAGATGGCCGTTTACCGGGCGGCTCTTGCCGAGGGTAAAAGCGAGGCGGAGGCGGACGCGCTTAGCTATGCCGTTCCGCGTGATGGCGCTCCCCTGGCGGCGCATGTAACCGCGCCCTCGAAGGCGGACGCGTTCTTTGATGATGTTCCCGAGGAAACCGACACCTACGAAGACCCGAAGCCGAATATCAGCGTGTCCCCCGAGGACCGGGTTTCCCTGGAAGACCGCGAGGTCACGAAAGCGGATGTGATCGGACTGGTTAACCGGGCGGCCCGCGCTTCCGAAAAGAGCGTCAAGGATTACGCGACGACTTGGGTCGTGACGCGGCTTCAGAAGGGGTATAACGCGCGCGGGCTTTCGCAACTTGATCCGGGGCGTTATGCCGAGTTCTACGCTGAGCTTTCGGCGGAACTTGACCGGTTGGGGGTGTGACATGCAACGCGAAGGGCTTAGCCTCCAGGAAGCATTGGAGAGCCGAGGGTATGACTCGGAAGAAGTTGAGCATGACATTGCGGCATTATTACGCGATCCGGGCACGCGGACGGGTATCCGCTTCAATGATGGTAGCGAGGTGAGCTTCACTGCCGACACTACACGGGGCAATAGCGTTCGCGTCACCGTGCTCGGTGCTCTCGCGCTGTTGAAGGAGTATAGAGACAACTCCGAGAGCGTAGCTTTTGTTCGGTTAATGCTCCCGGATTATGAAGGGCTTAAGGCGTTCCGTGTGTACGTCAAGGCACTAGGGAGGAAATGACATGCAACACGCAGAGCGGGCTCACGCCCGCCTGTCCCCGTCCTCGGCAAAGCGGTGGAAAGCCTGCCCGGCTTCCGTTCGCCTGTCAGAGGGGATGCCCAACGAGTCCGGGGTGTACGCCGCTGAAGGCACCGCCGCGCACGAGCTAGCGCAGGCGTGCCTTGAGAACGGGTACAACGCCCAGCGCTTTATTGGAGAGGTCTTCAACGGGTTTACCGTGGATCATGACATGGCCGCGCATGTTCAGGTGTATCTGGATTATGCGCGAGCATTGATCAGGCCGGGCGATTTGTGGGAGGTCGAGGCGCGGTTTGACGTTTCAACCGTACACCCGGACATCGCTGGCACGGCAGACCTGATCGTGTATAAGCCGGCGATGAAAAAGCTATACGTGATTGATCTTAAGTACGGGGCTAACATCGACGTAGTGGCCGAAGGTAATGACCAGGCCATGATTTATGCTCTTGGGGCGTGGTACAACCGCCCCGATTGGGACGTGGAAGCCGTCGAGATCGCTATCGTCCAACCCCGGTCCTGGCAGGCGAACGACCCCGTGAAAACGTGGGAAGTGACTGCCCTTGACCTTATGCTTTGGGCAGAGGAAGTGGCGGAAGCGGCAAAACGGACGGAAGAAAATCACGCCCCGACGCCGGGGGAGCATTGCAAATTTTGCCCGGCGGCGCCAATATGTGATGGCCTTAGGGCCAGAGTGATGGACGCAGCGAATGGACGGTATGAAGAAGGACGGTTTGTCGTGGGCACGGATAACTACACCCCTGAAAGCTTAGCCAAGGCGTATGCCGAGGCGCAAATCATCAAGACGTGGCTTAACTCGGTCGAAACCCTTGTCCGACACGAGTTCAAACAGGGTCGCCCTGTGCCCGGCTTCAAGGAGGTGGAAAGCCGCCCCACGCGGAACTGGAACGCCGGGTTGCGTGCAGAGGATATCGTCGCTTCGCTATCGGTGGAATTCGGGTTGGATGAGGCGGCTTTGCTCACCGAACCTGAAATCAGGTCCCCGGCCCAAATCGAGGCTGTCCTGAAGACTCTCGGGTATAAAGCCAAGGACGCGAAAGCCGCCGTGGACGGCCTTAAGGTCAATGACCAACCGGCGGTTACCCGTGAAGTCAAAAGCACGGCCATCGTCCCCGATGAAGACCCGCGTCCTTCTGTCAAGACGGATACGGACGACGCGTTTTCCGAATTCTGAATTCCGGTGAACCCGGGATAACCCGCGCATAGTGCGCCTCGCTTACGAGCATTAGCTAACCAGAGGATTATAAAATGGCAGACGTCAAGATTCCCCTTAGCCGGGGCGCCTTCCTCAACGTTTTTCGCCCGCGTGCAACGAAGAACGATGACGGTACCCCGGGGAAGTTCCGCTACGACGGGACCTTCCTCATGCCCCCGGAGACTGACTTTGAGGTGTTGAAGCAGGAATGCCTCAATGTCGTTATCTCGAAGTTCGGCGCTGACAAGTCGAAGTGGCCGGGTGTGGCCCGTGACAAAGCGCGGGTGCTCCCGTTCAAGGACGCCGGCCTCAAGGATTACGTTGGCTTTGAGGCGGGGTGGACGTATTTCTCCGCGTCCAGCGACCGTAAGCCGGACCTTCGATTCGCCAAGCGCGGCGCGGATGGCAAACTCCTCCCTATCCTGGACGAGGCGGACCTGTACGCGGGTTGTTGGGTGCAAGGCATCGTTCAGCCGTACTGGCGGAAGAACCCCAAGAACCCCGGTATCAGCTTTGACCTGCGGTCGGTCGTGCTGATCCGCGAGGATGAGCCGTTTGTCGGCTCGCGTACCAATACGGATGAAGCGTTTGCCGAGATCGGGATTGAAGGCATCGCTGGAGGCTCGAATTCGGCGGATAGCCTTTTCGACTGATGCAACACGGCCCCGGCGGTTTGCCGCCGGGGCCTCCCCTTGAAACGGAGATACGACCATGGCCGATGTTGGTAACAACGCCGCGTCCCAGATCCGTGCGATCATAGAGCGCGTTGAACGTTTGAACGAGGAAAAGGCCGCCCTGATGGCGGATATTCGCGAGGTTTACGCCGAAGCGAAGAGTAACGGTTTCGACGTGAAGGTTCTCCGGGCCATCGTGCGTGACCGGGCCAAGGATCGCAACGAACTGGCGGAGTTCAACGCCGTCAAGGAAACCTACGAAGCTAACCTGGGACTCTGATCCCGCACAGCTAGGAGAACAAGAATGGACAATAATGACTGGTTCGAGGAAGACGCGGATCTGTTCCTCGAAAAATACAAGCCGCAAGACGCGCATAAGGCTCGTGCGGCGTTGATCGCCATGCTGCGCTCCGCGCGAATGCTCGGTTTGTACGAGGCCACAACGAAGTTACAGCGTGTTCAAGCCGAGCTAATCGAAGCCACCCACGAAGCTGCGGCGCTTTTCATGCAATACGCCCGCGCGGCGAATGGGAGGGACGAATAATGCTGGGGGACACCTTTGACCTTGATACTGGCACGCTCGAACGGTTGAAGCTCCGGAAGAGCTTCGACCAGGAGACCGGTCTTTGGCTTATCGCTCGATGCGAAACCCTGCTTCGGGAAGTCCAAGAGATAAAGACTTTGGTGGTAGACGCCGGTGAGGAAGCGCACGCAGAGGGATACGAAGAGGGGTACCTCGCAGGCTATGACGTTGGTTACGACGATGGGCGCCTTGGCGAACGCCGGGATCCCTCCCGATGAGCCCTGATGACTTGGAAGCCCTTTTGCTCGATATAGAGATTCTGGGCTTCCAGAATGCACGGGTGTTCCGAACGGCGGACGGATGGCAGGCCAGTGTCAGGACGCCAGAAGACGCTTGGATTGTTGGCGTGGCCGCGACATTCTGCGGCGCTATCGAAAGTGTATATCGCCAGGTTATGCGCCGGGCGGAAACACGATAATGGCTTGGGTGTACTATAACGAAATTGACGCTTTCGCCGCAGATCTCCTTGAGCAGTTGATAGCGCGGGGGCATATAGCGCCGGGCGTCGTGGACCGAAGGAGTATTGAAGATGTGCGCCCGTCTGACCTTAAAGGATTCACGCAATGCCATTTCTTCGCCGGAATTGGCGGTTGGAGCCTCGCACTTCGGGGGGCCGGGTGGCCAGATGACCGTCCCGCCTGGACGGGGAGTTGCCCCTGCCAACCTTTCAGCCAGGCAGGCAAAAGAGGCGGCCTTGCTGACGAGCGGCATTTGTGGCCAGCGTTCCAATGGCTTATCGAACAGCGAACACCTGACTTCGTTTTTGGCGAACAGGTTGCGAGCAAAGACGGCATCGCTTGGTTCGACGTTGTACAAGCTGACTTGGAAAGAACGGGTTATGCCGTCGGGGCGGCGGATCTGTGCGCTGCGGGCTTCGGTGCCCCGCATATCAGACCACGTTTGTATTGGGGCGCGATCCGGCTGGCCGACCGCGACGTCTCGGGACTGGAAAGACGGCGCCAATCCGAACGTGAACGTCCAGTTGAACGCGTTGTTGGGCCGCGTGTCCTGGTTGGCGGGATGGCCAACCAGGACAGCGACAGACGCGGCGCGCGGCTCTGGAACGATCCGGGCCCACGACACGGGTATCCCACTGCCGCAGCGGGCTTCGATGATCGACAGGGACTCCCCGGCCCGGTTAACGGCCACTGGCAATCTGTTGACTGGCTCCGATGCCGAGATGACAGGTGGCGGCCCGTTGAACCCGGCACATTCCCGTTGGCTCATGGGATACCCGCCAGAGTGGGACTCTTGCGGGGCTACGGTAACGCTATCGTCCCGCAAGTCGCGACAGAAGTGATACGCGCTTTCATGGAGTACATGAATGAACTGGAAGACCTGCGTCTTTGACTTCGAGACCCGATCAGACGTTGAGCTAAAGGGGTCCAACGTTTACGTGTATTCCGCCTCGGTTAACGCGGATGTATGGGCTCTAGGGTATTGTTTTGACGATGATGCGGTGCAGATGTGGTACCCGAGCCTCGGGGAACCGCCGGAAGACCTGGTGGAATACGTCAGGGCCGGCGGCCTGATGACGGCGCACAACATCGCGTTCGACCGCATCATCTGGAACCAGATATGCGTTCAGAAATACGGGTTCCCCCCGCTACCTCTCGAACAGTGCAGGTGCACCATGGTCATGGGGCTGGCGATGAACCTGCCCGCATCGCTGGACGATTTGGCGGGGGCGTTGGGCCTCAACGAGACCAAGGACCACAAGGGTAAGCGTGTAGCCCTCCAATTGGCCAAGCCCCGCTCCGTCAAGGACGGTGGAATTATCTGGTGGGATGAAGCCGAGCACGCGGCGAAGTACACTCAAGCCCGCGCTTATTGCGTCCAGGATGTGGCCTTGACCCGGAAGGTGCTAAAGTGCCTGTTGCCCCTTAGCTCGGCTGAACTGGAAGTCTGGTTCCTCAATGAAAGAGCCAATGACAGAGGCATCTATATCGACGGGGAGACCTGCATCGCCGCCAAGAAGTTTGTCGCGTCCTTGGTGCAAGGATTCAACGACGAGATTATCGAGGTAACCAAAGGCGCCGTTCAGACAATCACGAATGTCGGGCAGATCAAGGAATGGCTGGCTTCCCGTGGAGTCCCTGTCGATAGCCTCGCCAAGGACAAGATTGACGATCTTCTGGGGCAGACCGGTTTGCCGGATGACGTGCGCCAAGTGTTGGCCCTTCGACAAGAGGGCGGGAAGTCCTCTGTTGCCAAGATCGACGCCATGCTGACCCGGCGGAGTGCGGATGGCCGTGTCCGGGGGTCCATGCAATACCACGGCGCGTCTACGGGCCGCGTAGCACATAGAGGCATTCAGCCGGGTAATCTCCCGCGCCCCGTGTTGCTTGACGGTGATGACGAAGACCTTGCCTATGAGCAAATGCTAGAGATCATCGGCTATGTCATGGGTGGTAACCCGGATATGGTGCGCATGGTGTTCGGCCAGCCGATGTTCGGGGTAGCGGACATCTTGCGGGGGTTGCTGACCGCCGCGCCGGGGAACCAGCTATACGACTTCGACTTTACCAACGTCGAGGGCCGGGGGCTCGCATGGGCCGCCGGAGAGCACTGGAAACTCGATGCTTTCCGCGCCTATGACGCGGGGGAAGGCCCGGATCTGTATAAAGTGGCCGCCGGCAGCATCTTCGGGAAGGCGCCAGCGGATGTCGGCAAAGCGCAGCGACAGATTGGCAAGGTTTCGGAATTGGCGCTTGGGTATCACGGTGGCCCCGCAGCGTTCAACAAAATGGCGTTGGGCTATAGTCTCAAGATTGGCGAACAAGCCGAAACGGTGCTTGGGCAAATGCCGCCTGACGTAATCCAGAAGGCAGAAGAGGGCTACCGCTTGCGCGGGGAAAAGTCAGGCATGGACAAGCCGGGCTGGCTCGCGGCGGAGGCCATTAAGCTGCGGTGGCGCGCGGCGCACCCAAATGTGGTTGCGCTCTGGCGGGGCGTGGAGGACGCCGCTATCTCTGCCGTGGCTAATCCGGGCAGCACGTACACCGCCGGGCCATTCAAGTTCCGAACCGCCGGATCTTTCCTGTTCGCCCGATTGCCGAGCGGCAGGGCGCTTGCGTACCCGTACCCACGTCTTCACAAGGTGGTCCGTATCTCCAAGACGGAGGGTGGCGTCGCTATGGCGCGCCCGGTCAAGGAAACGGACCTTGCGTATTGGTTGAAGCAGGGGTGGGAGGCGGAAGGCGACGCCAAAACCGGGCTTGTATTCAAGGCAATTGACTCTTTCACCAAGAAATGGGGTGAACAGTTTACCTATGCTGGTAAGCTCGTAGAAAACCTAACTCAGGGTTTAGCCCGTGACCTGATGGTTGAAGCGCAAGCGCGTCTTGAGGCCGCCGGGTATCGGGTGGTTTTGTCCGTACACGATGAACTGGTCTCCGAACGGGAAATCGGCTTCGGGTCACTTGAAGAATACCTGCGTATCGCGAGTGAGGTTCCGGCCTGGGCGGCAGGGCTTCCGCTTTCCGTTGCCGGGTGGAGCGGCGAAAGGTTTAGATAATAACGCTTGCTAATGCATAAAAAACTGGTCATAGTCTCCCCATAGACAAGCGCATGAAGAACAGGAAGCCAAATGACTGATACGATTACCCTCACGCCGGTTGCCCGGCTTAAGCGCGATGTGGCCGCCGTGGCCTCGGGTATGTCCGGACACGAAGCCCGGTTTCTGGTTGATGCATATTACCAGATGCAAGAGGATCGCCTGCGCGCCCAAGGCCGGCTCCGCGCGTTAAGCGAGGCGGAACCGAATGCGGTTCTCTCGTGGCTGGAAGACCAAAGTTCCGTCTTGGAAAGCCAGATCAAGCGCGCGTTGGACAAGTACACCGATGGGCATCCTGTAGGGCGTTGGCTCAAGGAAATCACGGGTATCGGTCCCGTTATCGCGGCGGGGCTCTTGGCCCACATCGATATTACCAGGTGCCCCACGGCGGGGCATATCTGGCGATACGCCGGCCTTGACCCCACGTCAACCTGGGAAAAAGGCGAAAAGCGCCCGTGGAACGCCTCGCTCAAGGTCCTGTGTTTCAAGGCCGGCGAGTGCTTCGTCAAAGTTCAGAATAACGAGAACGACGTTTACGGGAAACTGTATCGCCAGCGGAAGGACTTGGAAATCGCCAAGAATGAAGCCGGCGCCTTCGCTGAACAGGCCGCGAAGGCTCTGGCGGGGAAGAAGTACGACAAGAGCACGGAAGCCTACAAAGCGTATGCCTCTGGCAAGCTGCCGCCCGCGCACATTCACGCGCGTGCCCGGCGTTATGCGGTGAAGATCTTCCTGTCGCACCTTCACGCTTACTGGTACGAGGTCGCCACGGGTAACGCTGCACCGAAGCCCTACGCTATCGCGATTCTGGGCCACGCCCATATGATCTGAACTTGAGCTAAACCGAGTGCCAAGAGAGTGCCAATAGAGGGTAGTGAACCACAGCCCGAAAGATTGTCAAAAGGACCGAGTGAACCCCAATAGATGAGAGTACCAAAGCGGGGAAGTGAATCAAATGCTATTAGAGTACCATATCGGTCGAGTGAACCTAGAACAATGAGAGCGCCATGACGGACGAGTGAACCCGCTGCCTTGAGAGTGCCAAGATGGTCGAGTGAACCACAATAGATGAGAGTACCAAATCAAGGAAGTGAACCTAGGTCAATGAGCGTGCCATGACCGATTAGTGACCCAAAATAGAGAAGAGTATCATTGGCATAGAGGGAACCAGGAGCCTTAAGAGTACCAGCCTGGCAGAGTGAGCCGATATATGGGAGCGTACCAACTTGGTAGAGTGAGAAAACCCCCGAGATTATGCTCGGGGGTTTTCGTTTACCAGCCACACAGTCGAACGCCAACAAGGTTATGCGCGTCAACCGCGTTACGGGTTGCCTCGACGTTTCTTGCGCTGTTCGGGATCGGTTCGGCGATAAGGCAGAAGTCATTCGCGCCGCCGGTGCCACTGCACCCGCTAATCCCGATAAAACTTGCGCACGTCAGGGTGAATGTCATCCGCCTGATGCTGCTCCGCTTCACGCCGCGCTGCATTTGCCGTCTCCATATTGGACAAGGTTCGTTTTGTCGTTTCGGTTTCGGCTTCCTTTCGCCCGGACGCCTTTACGCCCCGATACGCCTGCCATATCAGTGCAACGGCGGATATGGTCAAGCCGCCATAGAGCAAGGCTTTCGCCCATGCGTCGCCAATAGCCGTCTTAAGGAATAGCAGCATAACGGTTACTCCCATCCTACCAACGTGCTTCGTCTAAATAACCACGCAGGCGCTGTTTTAACCACTCAGGCACCACGTAGGCCGGATAAGGGTTCCCCTTCTTCATTTCGCAAAACAGAGAGTCGGTGGCATCGCCCCACCCGAAGATAACGTACCCTTTTAGGTCCGGTTGGGTTTCCCGTAAGCGGGCCGCATCAGTAACCGCATTGGCGTGGATCTCGGATGCGGGGTCCGTCCGCAGAACATGAATGCTGGCCCCGTTTTTCGTCCGCACGGAGCGGAGCCTAGGAACTGATGTCTTGTTCATGCGGCCCTCCGCTTCTGGATGAAGTACCACGCGCCAACGGCGAAACCGATCACGACAACCGCTGCGAGGGCATACTGGACCGGGCCTTCCCCGGTAAACAGAGCGCCCATGGAACCGAGAATGCCCGCGCCCCATGACATCGTTTCCTTGGACAAAACGGGGGCCGTATCGGGCGCAACGGGTACACCCTTCGAGGAAACGAAGCCCCCGGTAGCCCAAAGCCCGGCTTCAACAGCGCGGCGGTTAACCAGCCCTTGGGACACAACCTTTTTCTTGTTGACCGTTCTCTTGTTCCACCGCGCCAGTTCCCCCGGAACAGCGGCGTAATCGCCAGCATTCAACTTTTTCAGAAGCGTGGAGTTTCTGAAGGCGGCCACACCGATATTCAACACAAAAGCGACCAATGCCCCGAATTGGTTGTCCGTCAGATCGACGGTAACCATGGTCTGCACCGCCGTCTCAACCCGTTGAAGATCAATAAGCAACTGCTGCGTGGCTTGCGCCTCGGTCATTTTGTCGCCGGGTTTAACGTCCGGGCCGGTATGCCCGTACCCGATAGTCAGCGTGCCGACGACCTGTTGCCCTGGTACCACGGGCCTGTGCTTCGGGTCTTCATCGTCATAAGCATGGGGGACAAAGCCCTCCCATTGCTTGATTTTCTCGAACGTAAGGGAGTTAACCCTGCGCATGTCATGTGCCTTTCTGCTTCGCCGTAAGAGGGAACAGGTGTGCCGAGGCCGATGTCACATTGGCCGGCGGCTCAGGGGGCTCGATGCCGGCCTTTACCATCGCTTGCCGCATTAGCTCAATGTGCCACTGCGCCAATGTCAAGTGCCGGTCAAGACGATGGATGCGTTCGGCCTGTTCCGCCAATTGAGACGCTGCATTCTTATGCTGCGCCTCGCACTGATCCAATCGCTTCTCAAGTAGGTCGCGGATCAGCGCAAGGCTGGCCGTTTCCGCCTCGATGGCGGAAACGTCTCGGGTGGCCCGCGCTGCGGCGGTGCCGTTTACACGATCCGCGCTGGTCTTGGACCGGGAAATAAGGACGTTTGCGAATTGCGTTATCGCGATACCGCCCAAGCCGATCAAGCCCCCAATCTCAATAGGAATATCCACGGTTAGCCCTCTTCGTTAACAGGTTGGGGCAACTCAGTATGAAGAACGTACCGCTTCGGGAGGGCCGATAATCTCTCGACCACAAGGGCGTGCATAGGGTCAAGCAGGACGGCGGCAGGGAGCACCCAAGCATCACCGGTGACCAAGGGGACCGGGTTAAGCGCCGCACCCAAACCGGTCGGCCCCGTCAAGGCGGCGGCTTGCGTTCCATTTAGGATGAGCATTTCCACGGTTAGACCCCGTTGCGGTAAGCGGTAAAGATCGTGTTAATCGCGGCAGCTTGCGTGTCCGTTACGGTATCCGTAATGAACGCCATGCCCAACGTATTGACGCTGTAGCTTGACCGGGCCGGCTGTCCGAGGAAGTTCAGCGCGGCGATGGCCGTCGTGTCAGTACCCGTCGAGTTTGTGCCAACGATGGCCCCGTTTAGGTACAAAGTACGCGCCGCCGTGGCGCCGCGTGAAACGGTGGCAATGTACGGGTTAATGGAGCCGGGGAGTGAATAGGTAGGCCCGTTTGTCCGTTGAACCGTGCCAAAGATCGTCCCCGCTGTATTCCGCAACGTGAGGGTGAAAATCGAGGACGTGTCGTTCGTGGATATTTCACCGCCTGCGCTGTTCGACCCGGCCACCAGTTCGCCCGAAATAGCTTGTTGGCTGGACGACGACGGGGTAAAGCCGGTCGTGATATAGGCGGAGACGCCGTCGCCCGTATAGCCAGAGTTAGCCGTGAACACGGGGCTGTTAACCGGGACCAGAAGCGACGCTGATGGCGTAATCCAGTTTACGCTTGCCTGGATGGCGGTTTCCGCGCGAAGAACCCACAATGCCTTGCCAAGCGGCCATATCCCCGCTTCGATCAACTTTCTGACCGTTGTATCAATGAGCGTCCGGCGTCCAGCCGTCGGAAGTGACCCGGCGCTCTGCATACGGGCGAAAATCGCTTCACTCTGCGCCACGTACTGGCTGGGGGTGATGATCTGAAGCAGCGTCTGTTTAATGAGCGCCGTCATTAGACTGACCCCGAGGCGGTGAAATGGACACCAGCCGCGCTGGCCTTGACCTGCATCGTCTGCCCGGTTTTCACCACGACGGAACGGAGGTCAAGGGTGATGGATGAATATGCGGTCAGGGTGTAGTTCGAGATGATCGAGGCCCCGTTGACCTCCACCGAGATAACGACCGAAGAAGCCGCGTTGGTGTTACAAGCGACCAACGATGCCACGACAGAAGGCGCACCCGTAACCAATGTGGTCAGCGTATCGTTGGTGTAGCTGGTTACCTTCCAGTTTTCGAGAGTAGTAAGGGCCATCGGTCAAATCCCCAGAGCGTTGCAAATGGACAGGAACAGCACCTGCTCCCCTATCTCGTTGATAGCCCCTTGAACGTTGGTTGAAATAACCCCCGTCGCTGGAACGTTAACGACCGCGATTGCCGTTGCCGAGTGAACGTGATCCTGCCGCGCATAGCGCAGTGACGTGCCGACCGCCGCCGTGCCGATAGCCGCAGGGGTGGCGGACGCCGCCTGCCCGATCACGTAAGCAGTGGTAGCGATTTGCGTTGTGTTCGTGTCTACCGCTGCGGTCGGGGCGGTAGGCGTTCCCACTAAGGCGACGTTGTTATTGCTATGCACGTGATCCTCACGCGCCATAGCCGTAGAAGTCCCCACGGCTGCGGTGCTCAGGGCTTGCGGCGTTGCCGAGCCAAGAAGAACGCCGCCCTTTGCCGAGGTAGTGGCGAGGGGAATATCGTCGCTGACGAGCGCCCTATATGACGGGGTGGCCGCCGCGCCGGATACAGGGCCGGCGAGAACCGTGTTAGCCGCCTTGGCACTATAGGACGGGGTTGCGGCAACCCAAGCGCCGCCTATGCGAACATAAAACCGGATATTCGTTGTGTCGTAGTAGACGCTATCATCCGGAGCCGCCGCCGTTGGCGCTCCGGCCCCGGAGAGGATTTGAGCCGCGCTAGACCCAGCCGTCACAAGGTCAACCCCGTTGGAGTACACAAAGGCAACTTCGCCTTGGGGGACCACGACCGAAGCGCCCGTCGCCATCCTGACGGTCAGACTATACGCCCCCGACGTAGAGTTACGGACAATCCAGAAGCCCCCGTTCTGCGGGAAGATAAGCGCCCTATCGCCGGTCAATGAGCCCGTTACAAGGTACGAAAGGTTAGCCGCCTGCGCTTCGGTGAGCGTAACGTCAGCCGAGGTAATGGTCAGGTTCAGCGACCCGGCTAGGTTTGCGTCGATAAGCTGAAAGTTCTGGTTGAGTACCGCCCCCCAGGTATTGATATGCTCGCCGGTAGACTGAAGCTCATAGTCCTTGTTAGTGGAAAATGTAGAGGCCATCACTCAGTCTCCGAGGTCGCAGCGGCTCCGCGACGGAGCAAGGCCGGGCGCAACAGTTCCGCCAGTGTATCCGAATAAGGGTCGTATGTCATGGGGATTGACCCCGGAAGCATTGCCCGGTTGTATGCCTGCATGAAGTCCCGGAATTTGCTCGGGGCGTTTCTCCGCGTCATCACCTGATCAACAAGGCTTCGGGCCTTCTGCGGGTCTAACACGATTTCCTTATACAGGTCATCTATGTGGCGCAAATACCGGTTCATGGCGGTTTCGTATCCCGACGAAAGCCCGGCCCCCGCTGTGCCAAGAAAGAACCCCGGTACGCCGCCAACAACAGCCCCGGTGGACGAAGCGATGATAGCCCCGATAGCCCGCGCGGAGAGCGTACCGCCGCCTCTGCGGAAGAACTTCATGACCAGGGATCGCGGGTCGCCCTGCTGAATCGTCTCGTGTACTGATTTACGGGGGCCGATGAACGACGCCCTATTGAGCATGACATCAGTCGCAATCAGATCGAAGTGCCGGGCTGTTTCCGGGCCGAATAATGCACGGAGACGGGGACGAACGCGAGCCAACATGCGCTCATACGCGGTATTTCCGCCTTCCAGAAGAAAGCCTTGAAGATCCTTCCATGCCCGGTCAAACACTACCCGTTTGAACCCCTCCAAGGCGGCCTTGTCGTCCCCGATAACCTGCTTGGCGAAAGCGAGTTCCTTGCGCCATTCCGTGCTGGTCAGAAACTGGTTGGCGTATTCGTTGGGGTCTGCGTCCAGCTTTCGGCCAAAGGCGGATTTCTGGAAGGCATCGAGATTCCGGGTTGCCTCTTCCAAAAGGGTCTTGTCGCTGGCGATGGCCTCAAGCTCTTTGGCCCAAGCCTTGGCTTCCTCCATGCTTTGCTTCCCGGACGCCTTGGCCTCGTCAAGGATGGCCTCGGCTTCCTGCTTCGCAAAGCTGGTAGTCTCTTTGGCCCCGGCGTTCATCACGGCGATTTCCTCGGCATGACGCGCGGCCATGCTGTCAAACGAAGCCACCGCCGCTTGAGCAGAACCGAGTTTTTCCTGAAGGCCGGGGATAGCCCGAATGGTTCCTTGATGATCGGCGATCCACCGGTTTAGCGCATTCCCGTCAACTTTTGTCCCGTCCCGGACAACCGCTTTGCGGAGATTGTCCAAAACGAAGTCGTGTACCGCGCGAAGAGCTTCCGGCTCAACAAGCCGCTCGCCATTGGCCCCCGCCGTGCTCGGCAGGGCGGACAGGAGCTTCGCGGCATTGGTCACGCCGCCCTGCAAGTCCGGGCGGATGAAATACCCGAGCATCTTTTCGGGCGCTACCTTCAAACCCCCCTGGTTAGCCGGGCTGAAGACCATCTTCGAGACCCCGTTAAGGTAGGGGTCTTTGAACTCTTTGGCTGTGAATTCGCGAGCGCGGGCTATCGGCTCCTTGAACTCGGGAACGGAGCCAACGGCGTTGTCTAGCGCGGAACGAAGCTGAAGGAGCCGCGCCCGCAGGATGTTATTACCGCCTTTTTCCGCCTCCCGGATAGCTTGCCCAATGGTAGACCGTTCCGCTTCCAACGCCCCTGCCGGAGCAGAACGGTTCAGCAACCCGGTGCCCTCCCATGCCCGAATGAAATCGAGTGGAAAGTATTTCTTCTTTCTCGCGGCGCCAACCAACGCGTTACGATCACGCATCATGGCTTCCACGGTCTCACGCAGGGGGGTCGTATCGACCAGCGCAGCCTTGTCAGGCAGCGAATAAAGACCTTGGACGGTTTCCCGGCGCACTTCGCGTTCACCAAGCGCGCGCGCCGCCGCCTCCGCTGATGCCTCTGCGGCGCTTCGGCCCGGAGTAAGAAGCGAAGCCACGTTCCCGCGAGCCGCATCCGTTTCATCCGCTTGCCGCGCGGCCAAGGCGGCGCGTTCTTCCGCGATGCGGGCAGCGGCGCTATCCGTCGTCCGGGCCGCGCGTTCCGCCGCCGAAGCCAAGGTCTGATCAGCCGTTTGCCGTGCGGCGGTTACGGCCTCGTCCCCTCGCCGGCGCGCGGCGGCCAAAGCCTCTTCACGGGCAGCGCGTTCAGCATCAAGCGCGGCCTTCAACGCGGCTTCCCGTTGGGCGGCCATACGTTGCGGGGCTAGTGCATCACCGGAAGGGGCTACCCGGTCATAGGCCGTGGACAATTGTGCGGTGCGATCCCGTCGCAATGCATCCAGCGTGCTTTCCTGTTCGCGAACAAAAGCCCGTTCCGCAGCGGACAGGTTAGGAGCGTCAATCAAGGCGCCCGTACCGCGTTCTAGCCCGGTGTTGAGGTACTTTTGCCCCTCACCAAACGAGTTAAGGTCATCCTGAAGCTGCCAAAGCGGCCTTTCCGCTTGGGACGCCAGTTTCTTTACTGCCGCTTCCTCAATGGCCTTCTGCCCGCCGGGGAGAATGGATTTGACGCCCTCTTTAGCGCCCGTCCAGAGTTTCCCGACAACAGGCCCTGCCATTTCAAAGGCCGCGTTCCACGCAGCGGTAGACGCGGCATCGCCAAGCCGTTCGCCGGTGCTCCGGTCATCCGGGCGCCCAAGCAAGTTCGTGGCGATCAGGTTTTCGGCCTCTTTCGCCCCGGCAGCGCCTAAACCATAAGCCGCCGGAATCGTCAGGAGAGAGGCGCCCGCCGTCGGTAGCGCGGAAGCCAACGCCCCCGGAGCGGCGGCCACGGCGGCGCCTGCGCCGCCAACCATTTCGGAGATTTCCGGCGCCGCGCTGGCGATGTCGCCCCATGTCGGAAGCCAACTCTCTTTATTATAGAGCGTTACTTTCCCGGTATCCGGTTCCCGATAGAGGTAATTTCCGTCCCCGAAAGCCGTAGCGTTCGGGTCAAGCGTTTTCAGGTACGCAAGCTGCTTCTCTTGCGGGATACCGCCTGCGATGTACCTCCGGCTGGCGGGCGCTCCCTCTTCTTCCCAAGCAGTATACGCCGCTTGAGGTTTCGGTTTATCGAAAACGTCAAAAGGGTTTGTGCCCTGCGGCTCTCGGGGTTTATCGAAAACGTCAAAGGGGTTCGCCATCGTCAGTTTCCTAAGACTTTAGCCGCCGCGCCGGGTCCGTACTTCTCATCGTAAGCGCCTCGAAGTTGAGGGTTTGCCCGCAGCATGTCCTCCGGAGAAGCGTAACCCGGCGCGCCGATCCTTTCGCTCGCCGGAGCACCAGAACCGGCGGTGGCTTCCGCGAGATCAGCGTTGGCCTTAGCTTCAAGATCCTGCAAGCCTTGCAGATACTGCGGCGTCTGATAAGTGCCTTCCGTGATCGACCGAGCCTTATATTCGGTCCGGGCACGAATGTTTTCTAGCACGCGAAGGGCACGATCAAGCGCCGCTTCCTTTTCCCCGGTCGTGGTGTTCGCCATAGCCTGGATGGAATCCAGATACTTGCGTTCACCTTCCGTCGGAGCCGCGCCGAACTTCTCGCGAAGGGTGGCCGAAACCGCATCCCGGAGGATACGCTGATACTCCAATGTATTGACCGCTTGTTCGTCACCCCATTGTGAGGCGACAGTGGCGCGGGTATCCGCCAAGGCGCCGTTATACATGTTGGGAATAAGCGATCGCGCGGTTTCCAGAGAACGAATGGCATCGTTATTGCTGTTAAGGCCGTTCACCGTATTGGAATAATCCTTGTACACATGCGGCGGCATGTCACCCATCGAGGCTGCCGCGCTGCGTGCCGGGCGAACGCCGGGGATCTCGACCACGCTGCCATCGGGCATCCGCTGAAGGGCAAAACCGTTCGGCCCCACAAGCCCTGCCGGAAGCGTTTCCGGGGGTTTGGTGCCTGTATTCGTCAGCTTCTCCCGTTCCACACCAAGCCGCTCGCGGGCAATCCGGGCTTCCTCGATCAGGTTAGCCGCGTTAGCTTCCGCCGTCATACGGCTGGTTTCAGCGCCCATACGCGAGGTATCGGCCTGATATTGCGCAAGGCGGGCCTCTTCTTCAGCTTGATCGCGCTGTCCCTGCGCAGCCCTCTGCTGAAGAAGGAATTGAAGCCCGGTAAGGCCGCCCTTTCCTACGCTACCGGAGGACAAGGACGACAGAAGCCCCGCAGCCAGCGCCAACCACGGGCTATCCGTCCACGATTCTTCCCGGACACGTTGGTACGTCTGACCGGGTTCCATCCCGCGCCCGGAAGGAGCACCGATAACGGTTTCCGGCGGCGCGGCATCCGTCGCAGCGGCCAACACAGGGGGCGGGGCCCCGATAGAGCGCGAAGGCGTTTCGTCATCGCCCCAACCGCCCACGCCAGGAATGCCTCGGAAAAACGTGTGATCGCCTATGCGCTCTCCGGTTTGTCCGGCGGCCCATTCCGGCGCCTGCCGGCCAAGAGCGCGTTGGGTATCCTCGGCAAAGAAATGGGTGGCGCCCGCCGTCGGGTCGCTAAGCTCCCCGGTCAAAAGACCATTAGCCACGGCGAGGGCCTGGGCGTACCGGGGATCCTGGTCACGGGCCATAACGCTATCCGGGTCGCTCATCGGTTCAAACTGGAACGGCTTCTGGACAACCTCCGCGATGTTATCCCCGCCCATGCCTTGGGCCGCACGGTTAATGACAGAAGCGCCGATAGCCGCCATTTCCCGAGGATCGTTAGACGCCGCTTCGGACAAGATGATACGCGCCAACTTGTCCGGGTCGGTGAGAGCCGAATACGGTGTTTCCCGGACCTGCGGGACCAAGTTAGACGGGACATCGAGCGACGGGCCGTTCAGGAGGCCGGGGCTAAAACCGCCCATATTGGCCGCGTCAGTGGCCGCAACAGTGGCAGGGCGCGGGTTTTGCGCCAGCCAATCGGGCGTTACTTGAGCCCGTAGTGGGTCAACTGCACTATTACGCTCTTCCGGCGTAGGCCCCTGCGAGCGGGAGAACAGGTTTTGCAGCCCCCCGATAAGCGCGTCAGACGCGCCGGGGGGAACGCCGGCAATCCCTCGCGGTGCCTCCGTAGAGGGAGATTCCGGGGCCTCCGTCTGCCCGAACATAAGCCCTCGCAGGAGGTCATCCGGGCTAGGAAGCAGTGGGTCAAACCGAGGGGCCCCGCCGGACTCGAAGCCGATACGGCCCCCGGTGGCTTTGCCGCCCGCTGCGGGGGCGGAGGTTGACCCGGAAAGGGAATCGCCGTAGGTAGTCATCCCCCTCAATGCCGTCGCGGAAGGGGGAGCCCAATTGGACGTAGGTGCCGCGCTAAGGTTGGCAGAGCCAGTATAATTGAACATAGGAGTCGGAACTCCGGTCACCGGGTTCGCGACCATCGTTTGCCCGTTAGCGCCCCCGCCGGTCACCTGCCGGATCGTAGGGGTGCCGCGATACGTCCGGCTAAAGGTCAACGGCATGACCGAGGTGCTGGTGTTCCCGTTCTGCGTGGTAACGGCATTCCCCTTACCGGCAAATGTCAGCCCGGCTCCCGTCAGCGTATCGATAAGGCTGTTCAGGGAATTAGGTGCGGAAGAAGACACGCCTTGGGCGCCAAGCGTCGCAGAAGCTACGGGGGCCGTGGCTCGGGTTCCGTTCTTACCGGCGAGGACAGACGCCATATCGGTCCCGCTGGCTTTGTTCTGCGCGAAGCCCATCAGAAGCCCCCTCCACGGCGGAAGCCGAGGCCCCCCGCATTTGGCGTAATGGCGCCGCCTTGCGCAAAGAGCCCGCTGGCTTCGTTCCAGAAACGAGCGAACATATCAAGGTCTTGCGGGAGCGCATTCGGATCCCCCGGCGCCGTGGCTACGGTGGCGGCGGCCTTCAGCGCATCGCCCGCGCCTCGCCCCGCGACAGGGGCCGAGGCGCCGGTTACCCGCCCAACGTCCCCGGCGGGGATATACTGCGCCTTGTCGGTCTTCGCGTTCGGGTCTTCGCGCCCCGCCGGGGCAAGCGAACTGCCCAGGAGGCTGATCAAGTCCCCGGAATTGTCCTTCGGGGGCGGGGCAGCGGGCGCCGTGGGCAAGTTGGTGCGGCTGAAGTTACCCTGCTGCAAGCTGGAAAGCGGCGTCTTCGGCTTGGGCAGGAAAGTGCCAGACAAGCCGGGCACCTGCGCCGTGCTCGCGATAGCGGGTGAAATGGAGGGCGTAAACGCGCCGCCCGTGGCAAGGCCAACGCGGCCACCGTCCTTAAGGAACATCAGCGCAACTTTAGCCGCGTTAGCCAGCGTCGCGAGTGTCTGATCGCCCTTCGGCTGGACAGCCGGCGCGGTCGGAAGGTTCGCTCCGCCCTGCGGGAACTGTAGTTTTCCGAGCGACGTGGACAACGCGCCACCTGCGGCGCGGCCAATCCGCCCGCCGGTAGCCTTGCCGCCACTGTCCGAGGTGGTCGTGGACGAGCCGCCCATATTAGAGCCAAGGCCCGTGGAAAGTTGCGACAACCATGTCAACATCTCATAAGGATACTGTTGCTGGTTCTGCCACTGCTCATACTGTGTATTGAGGATATTCTGCGCCTGCTGCTGCTGCTGGTTGCCCGCGTTCAATAGGGCGTCCGCCTCGCTAAGCCCAGTTTGGGATGCCGAGGTGCCAAGGTTTTGGTATTGGCCGCCAGCGGTCAACGCGTTCTGCTTATCCTGCTGCGCTGCCGAAAGCGCCTGCGAGTAGCCACTGTTATACAAGTCCGCCAAGGTCTGGTTATTCGCCAAGGATTGCTGCCGGGCAAGTTCCGCCTGCGCCACGCCTGCCCGGTCCCCGCCAAATGCGCCCGAAGCGATGGCGTTACCGGTCAGTTGGTTGGCCTGCTGCGCGTTGTTCTCCTGCATGTTGGCCATCGTCGCGTTGATGACCTGTTGCTGGTATGGCGACATATAACCTTGGATCTGTTCCCCTGTTACAGGGGAAGCCCCGGCGTCAGCGTAACCCGCTGCGGAGTTATAGTACGCCTGTCCGCGTCCTTGCAGGTTGGCGAGGTTCTGATACGCCTGATCCTGATAGCCCGTCGTTCCGGCGATCAGATCACCGGAGTATTGTTCATACGGCTTTTCCGACTGAACGTTAGCCTTGCTGATCAGGTTCTTGTACTGTTCGAGGACTTCCGGGGGAATCTGCTGAACAGTAGTAGAGGACGTGGAACCGCCGCCGCAACCCATGGCTTTATCCCTTGTGGAAGAAGAATAGTTTTCGGGGCTCCCCGAACCTTCGGCGGTACAATCTTATCTTGGCTTCCGGCTTTTTCCTAGAAGAAACGCCGATGTCAAGGGGGAGGTTTAACGTTGTGGAGGCCCACTGCGCGAAGCGCATCAGCTTGTCCGATGCACCATAAGTATCTTGGCCTTCAGGTACGGCGATGAACCGTTCGACCAGCGAGCACTTTCCGGTCACGTCTTCAACCTGAACGCCAAGGATGATCATGCCTTTGATGTTGCCCGGTTGACCGACTACCCCGACAACCGCGCGACCCGTTGCTTGACCTTGCCGGAGCACGTCTTGCTGGATCTCCGCTAGGGCTCGCGGATAATTGACCGGGAGGATTGAGTTATCCGCACCAATCCATCGGGACACCCGTTCCAGATCATCCCAGATCGCCGTGGTAGCGAGGTGCACGCCCTCTGGGAGATCCGGCTGTGCCCCAGGGGCCGCACGGAACAAGCCCCCATAGGCTTCCAGTTCTCGGGTGTACAAGCCTATTTTCGGAGCCAGGGCCGGCGTGTTCTCAATGGTCATAACGAGGGGAACCCCCGCCGTATCGGCGTATGTCTTCGCGAAACGGATAAGGGCTTTGGCATAAGGGCTGCGGCGGCGGGTCGGAACGACGTAATGCCAAGCATCGGCGAGCAGGAATTCGTCGCTATACCAAAGCCGGTTCACCGTTAGCCCGATAGATGCGACGATTTTCCCGTTTTCACGAGCGATTCCAGCCACAGCGCCATCATTCCGGGCGATCATGTCGGTAACGCTATCAATCTCTTCCAGCGACGGCGCAGAACCGCTGAAACCTTCCTTGATGGCCCGGAGATGGAGCCGCAGGTCTTTCACGTCTTCCGGTTTCGCCCGAACAATGGGGCTATACTTCTGTTTCCTGTTATTGCTCTGAACTTCCTCGGTCTGGTTCATTTCTGCGGTCCCGGTAGCTTCTTCAGTTCATTGATGGTCTGCTTGCGGACATCCAGGACGAACTTGTCTAGGGTAGCGTGCCCGTGTTTGACATTTCCCCCGCCAACACGCCGACAATCCCCCGGAGAAACAACGTATTCTCCGCCCGCGATGATGATCGGGACGGGGGCGCCGCCTCCCGTTCTGGTCGGAAATAGGCTATCCAGCACGGCGGCGCCGGCTAGGGTGTTACCCTCCCCGAGGGCGGAAACGATGTCCGCCGGGATCACGTAAGCGCCATTAGGCAGCGACACATTGCGTGTATCGGTCCTGCCGGGCTCCGAGATTCGGATAAGACCGAAATCAACAATAGGTTCTTCTGGCATATCACGCTCCAACGAGAAATCCCAACGAGGCGACGCTAACGGAACCGTCGGTGCCAATGGTGTCCCCGATACCGGGGTTTACGCTGGCAAGCCTAGCAAAAGTGTTAGCCGTCGCGATATCCACGCAGAACGCCTGCGGGATAGGGCGTGCGTTCTGGTACGCTACGCTCACGCTGCTGGTACCCGTGCCGTCCGTCCTGACGAGAAGTACCGCGCATGGCACCCCCGCCGTAAGCGTTACCGGGGACCCGAAATTGGAGTACACAAACCCGCGCGTTGAGGTAGTCGTAGCCGTTACGGACGCAGTGCTGTACGCGGCCTGAACAACGTTAGACCCATCCAAAGTGACCAGCATCAACTTATATACCTGTCCGGAAGATGTGCTAAGCGACCCGCCAAGTCCGTAGACGGTGGTATCTTGCGTGGGGGTAAAGAATACCCCTTTCGCCGCGTATGCCGTGGTATCTATGTTCTGCCCCCCTACTAACGGGGACCAGACTTTTACAGGTATCGTCACGTTGCTGGCCGCCGTTAACCGGCCCTTCGCGTCAACGGTGAACGTGGCGACCTGGGAAGACGAGCCATAGCTGCCTGCGCTGACGCCCGTCGTCGTCAAGTTGGCTGTGATAGAGCCGGACGTGGTGACCGGCGAGCCGCTGACGGTCAGGTCCGTGGAGCTAAGGCCAACCGAGGTGACCGTGCCGGAACCACCGCCCCCGGAGACGGGGACGTTCGTGGCTGACGTGATACGGCCCTTCGCATCGACGGTAAATTGGGCCACGTTACTGGCATCCCCATAAGTGCCCGCGCTAACGCCCGTCGTTGTCAAGTTAGCCGTTATAGATCCAGACGTGGTAACCGGCGAGCCGCTGACGGTCAGGTCGGTAGAGGTGAGCCCAACCGAGGTGACCGTACCAGAGCCGCCGCCCCCGGAGACGGGGACATTCGTTACGGAGGTTACACGGCCTTTCGTGTCAACCGTGATCTGCGCAACGTTGCTGGCGTCCCCGTAGGTACCCGCGCTTACGCCCGTCGTTGTCAGGTTAGCTGTGATCGTGCCAGACGTGGTAACCGGAGAACCGCTAACGGTCAGGTCGGTAGAGGTGAGCCCAACCGAGGTGACCGTTCCCCCACCGCCCGTCGAGATACTAACGTTGGTAACGGCTGTCACCTGCCCCTGAGCGTTGACGGTGACCTGGGCAACGTTGGTTCCGTTGCCATACGTTCCGGGTGTAACGTTACCGGGTTTGCCCGTGTAAGCCATTAGACTACACTCCATTCCGTTCCATTGTAGACACATGTGACGGCGCCGTAATTGGCTGCGATAACGAATGTAGCCGCCCCGTCGATGTTACCAGACGCCGGGGAAACGGTAATGTTGTTTGTCGTAGCGTCGCCCTTTCCGTCCTTGACGATAACAATGCGCCCTGTGGCCGGCGTTGATGGTAGCGTTACCCCCATGGCGCCGGGGACGGTCAAGTTTATCACCACAAGATAATCCGTGGTAAGAATGCTATAGGTTGGACCTGACGTAACAACTGTCGTCGGAACCGAAAGCGGCGTCGTGATCGTGGCGGAACCGGCAGCGGATAAGCGCCCCTTCGCGTCAACGGTGAACGTGGAAACCTGCGTCGCAGAGCCGTAGCTACCTGCGCTGACGCCCGTCGTCGTCAGATTCGCGGTGATCGAGCCGCTGGTCGTGATCGGAGAGCCGCTAACGGTCAAATCGGTGGAAGTGAGTCCAACCGAGGTAACCGTGCCGGCAGTAATCGAGACATTAGAAACCGAAGTCACATGGCCTTGGGCATCAACGGTGAACTGCGGAACGCTCGATGCGCTGCCATACGTTCCGGCGGAAACTCCGCTAACGGCATGGCTGACCGTGATCGAGCCGGACGTGGTGACAGGCCCGCCGGATGCCGTGATTGCGGTTCCCCCCGTAATGTTAACCGAGGTGACGGTGCCAGAGCCGGGCGTGCTGATTGGCACAACGCTGACACTGGTAACGCGGCCCTTTGCGTCCACGGTGACCTGGGCGACGTTCGTCCCGTTACCGTAAGTCCCCGGCGTGACGCCGCTTGGTGACAGGTCAATATCGACAACCCCAGAAGTGGTGACCGGAGAGCCCGTCACCGAAATATCGCCTGAGGGGCTTTGCACGCCAACCGAGGTCACGGTTCCCGTTCCGCCCCCACCACCGGAGAATGATTCCGCGATATTGTTCAGCGCAACGATGATCTGCCGGCCAAGAGCTTCCGTGGATACGCTTCGTTCAGAGGAAATCGTTTGAACCATTATCGCCTCCCTGCGGGAGCGCCACGATAGCGGATCTTCCCAAGACGCCAGAAGCTGCCGAGATCATCGCTCTCAAAGCGGAGCGCCATCTGTCTGCCACGGGCCCGCATCGTGACGAAAGGCGTCAGCTTGTTGACCGGATATGGGCCATAAAGCCGGGGCTCGTCCGTCGGGTAATCCACCATCTTCACGGTAACGTTTACCGTGCCGTTCTGGTCGGACGTCGGAATGCCGAATTTCACGTCCGGGATGATCTGGTCAACGTAAGTGAACATGTCCCCTTCCGCGATCATGATGTAACCCGTCTCGATGGCCGCATTGATCGGTAAACCGCTATCATCGGTTCCTATCTCGTGCTGGAACACTTCCAACGCGGAATTGGCGCCAATAGGCGGCCCCAACACGGATTGATCGATCCACGCCGTTCGGTCCAGCGTCCCATAGTCCCATGTTTGCGCGGAGATGTTGTATTTGACGTAGGAATCGTTCTCGTCGCTGTCCTTCGACGGGTAGAACCACCACACTTCACCGAAGTAACTGTTAGACCCCGCCGTGATCTTCGACGCCTGAAGTTCGGTCAAGTTCTGGAAGATTTCGTCCCATACGGAGCAAGGTAACTCGGATACCCCGGAGCCATTGAACACGTAGAACTGCCGCTGCGACATCCAGTAAAGGTCGTCGTTCATGCGAGCGAAGGCGTGCGGCGCGATAAGGCCGCAGTTCGTCGCAAGCTGGTCGAACCCGAAGATATACGGCGTTGAGATATACGACATCTGCCAAAGGCCAACGTCGGTCCAGATATAGGCGTTGGTCGAATTGGACACGCCCGCCACGATATAGTTACCCGTACCAAGGCGGAACGACCCTGCTTGGTTCGTCGAAGACGCGACCCATGTATTATAGTCCTCCACGTCACTCCACCGAATGAGCAACGGGTCACGGATGCCAGCGGTCTCCGCGCCCAAGGCAACGAGAATACGCGCCGGCATCGAGACGAAGATCTGGCTTGCGATAGTCGGGGCGTTATTGATCAGCGTGGCAATATTCCCGCCAGACGCCGGAGGCGTCCATACGTAGATGCCACCGCCGTATCGGTTGGCGATAAGTTGTTCACCCCAATTGTCCAACGACCACAAGGAAACCCCTTGCAGGTAAAACATATTTGACCCCATGCCATACGGCCCGAAGCCATAAGGCCCCGCACCGTAAGAGCCATTCTCCAATGCGTCGTCCAACCCGTTTCCGAGCAGATAACCGATGCGAAGCTCGCCCGCATTCATGGAAGCCGTTGCAGAGCTTACGGCGGTGGCGGCCTCGATGGTAAACTGGTCAAGGTTTGAATAGGTGATGATATACGATCCAGAGAGCGTAATCCCGCCCACGGTAACCGGTAGCGCAAGCGTATACTCGTCCCCGGTCCAAAGGCTATGGCTTGGCGCCGTGACGACAACCGTAGTTGTTCCGGCGGTGGTCTGGAACGACGCGGTGACGCCACCCGCGTACGCGTTTGTCGTGGCCGGGTCTGCCGCCGTAAAGCGCCACGCGGCGCCGCCAGACGACACGTTAAACACCTGATAAGACCCGTATATGATGATACCCCCAACGTAAACCGGGACGACGAAGTTTACCCAATCGCCGTTAACCAGCCCAATCCCGGCGGCGCTCGGGTCTTGCACTTCGACGGTAGTGGAGCCGGCGGTTGTGTACAGCGCGGGGGGATCATTCGTCACATGCCGGAAAGGCGTAATGTTCTGTGTACCATAGGCCGATTCCAGCCAGAGTTCTTGGTTAGACCCACCAGCAAGGTACGTATTACCTGCAAGATCGGCAAAAGCGTGCAGGGCTCGCGGCGTGCCATAGATCGGCGACACATCCATGGCTCGCCAGCCGCCCATTTTCTGCGGAAGCCCGTCCTTGAAACGGATCAATTGGGATTTGGACCAGCCGCCTTCATTAAGGGTTTGCGTCTTCTGGACGTTGATCCCCGGCGCTAGAGTTACGTCCACCAGCGGCATTGTTTACCCCCTTGTGGGTGTGGCGACCGGGTTAGGCTGCTTTGGCGTCCATGCGTCAGCCGCCCATTTCTTGCGCAATTCCTCGATCCCGGCGGACTTGAAGGCAATCTGGTACTGGCCTTCCCACGTAACAGCCGTGTTCGGATCATCACTCATTTGCCCGAAATCGCGCTGATACCCGAAGGCGAAGACAAGGGAAGCCGCCAGAAACAGGTCCGGTAGGTGCTCTGTCAGGAAGGTTGTGGTGTTCTGCGGCGAAAGCGGCGCAGGCCGAATAGTCCCGATAACTTCAACCCGAAAGTTCTGCCCCGGCGGGGGGCCAACGATGTATGTGCTCTGGTTAATCTGCGCTACGGCATTCGGCACGGAGTCTGCGGACGGCGCGGTCGAGTTTGGCCACACGTGGTCCATGTACTCCCGCGTTGTAAGCGTGAGCGGGTGCCGTGTTCCGGCGTCAGCGGTGGGCGCAGAAGCCGGGGTAATGACATTCATCCCTTCGACCACGACGAATTCGGACGGGACCGTGAATGTTCGGCTGTTGGCGGTCAACGTGTTGGACGAGTTCCGCGTAATGGTTTCGAGCAGATTCAGTTCTCGGTAGATCCGAAGCTCCGCATAGGAAATCATTCGCGGGATGATCGCCTGAAAGGCCGCGTCTACCGGATTGACGAGCGAAATATTCGCAACGTCATTGATGTAGGATTGATAATCCATCGTCATGAGTACGGCAGCCTCTGCACGAGATACGCGGCACCAATATACGGGACTGCCGGAACGCCGTAAAGCGTGGTTGCACTTGCCGCCGCTGCCTGCAAGTTCTTGTTCCGGTACTCGATTGGATACGACGGGGGGTAACTGTTGACCTTTGTCGTCACCGTTACCATGCCAATCCGGGTGGCCAGCGACCAGTTAACGCATTCTGCCGAAGCGCCGCGCAGCGTAATGCCGGGGTATACCAAAGGAAGCGCTTCCCAAGTGGCTTTCGGGTTCGGTGGTGTCACAACAGAAGCGATCAGCCCGGAATCATACGCCACGGAATTGAACGTCCACTTCTGATGGTTCTCGTCAAGCCCGAAGATCGTATCCAGCGATGCGATTACGTCGATATCGTCTTCCCACCATTGCCCCAAAGGCACGGGCTCATTCGGCTCGGTAAACCCCGGGTAACGGTATGTCTGGATCAGTTTCCACGGATATTGAAGGGCCATCAGATAGCCCCTAGCACATCCGCGTAAACGTAGATGTCCGCCGTACAAGCCGTGCTATTCGGCGTGGTCAGCGACAGGTACAGTGTATCCCCAGACCGGATTACCCCCGTGGAGGCAAGCGTCAGACTGATGATTGTCGTTCCGCTAACCAGGCCCGTGTAGCTTTGCGACGCCGCGACAATCGCAGTGCCGCCTTTCGAGGTAGCGGTGTAGATGCCGCCCTGCGCCGCGACCGGGGTGCCAACAACATTCGTAGCAATGATGCGAACAACGTCATATCCGTAGGTAAGGTGATTAACAGGGATAGGTTGGTCGGAGGTCAGCGCAAGGTTGGCGCCGATCAGCTTCCCGATGGCCGCACGCGGCGGCACCGTCGCGGAAGCGTTCTGCAATGCGAGAACATCGGTTTCCAGCGCGGATACTTGCGCCGGCAACGGGTTAACGATGGCGTCTGTAGCCGCGAGGCCGCCTTGCAGGGCGTTGATGTCGTTATACGCCGCAAGGAAGTTATCCCTGACCGGAGCCGACGCCAAGGGCTGCGTGCTGGCGGGGACTGTAGGATTAATCGTGCTGGTCATTTCCACTGTCCCCATACGTCATCGGGAATGGTCTCGCCATCCCATGTTTCGCTCTGCGCTGTACCTAGCTCCGGCGGCGCCGGCCACGGGCTATCCCATATCGTCGGGTTAGGCGCGATAAACGGGCTCTGCTGCGGGTTAGGCTGCTGGTCCCACTGATAAGCAGTGGCGCCATAACCGCCGTCCCAAAAAAGATTAGGCTGATCCCAGAAAGCCGGAACCACGGTAGCCGGGTTGCGCTGACGCGGATCTTTGACGGGCACGGGGTCCGGGGGCGTGATGATAGGGCGCAAGTGCTCGTCTGGCACGTCAAGGCATTTCGGGCAAACGCGAAACCGGGTGTTCATCAGCCTGGGGCCGCGCCATTCAAACTGCCATTGCAGCGCGTTCAAGGACCAGCGCACGCCGCAGCGGTCACAGATACCGGCGGCTTCCGGCTTCTGCGGGTTTACCTTGGCATATGCGCGGAAATTCCAAGCCATGGTTTACCTGAAGTATCCCGTGAGCACCGGGGCGATGGTTAGAGGCGCGTTCTCAACGTCATCCTGCGCAGCATCATTCCAGTCCTTAAGCGCGATGCCATCAAGCTGCGCCACCAGTTCAGGGCGATACGTCCGTGCCAGTTCTGCGGCCAACCCGCTCACGAAAGCGGAGTAAAACCGATAAGGAATGTCCGGTGTTTGCCCATTGGCGAAACCGCCGTCCATGATCTGGTATTCCGCGAACAGGTTAAGCGTGTACACCTGATTGTCGTCAGGCGGTTGCCACACGGTAATTCGCGGCGTGATTTGCCGGTCGAACCAGTAAACGGTCGGAAGCCCCGGCGTAGTCTTGTTCGGGAAACCGGCGTATTCCGTTCGGGAGATGCTGGTAATCACGCGATCCACGGGCGGATTCACCCCCGTCCTGATGTAGGCGTCCAGAACGTTGGTGACGTACCTCGGAAGCAGATAGGTCGCCTGAGACGGAACCAGCACAATCGGCTCTAGCTCTACCTTCCAAAGGTTCGGCCCGTTCTGCGAACTCCATCGGGAGAACAACAGGTTAACCCCCATACGGGCGTCTTCCATATGCTCTTGAGTGATCGCAGTTCGACGAACGCCAAGGCGCCCGTAAGCCGTCAGCACAAGCTCACCCATGGTAGGGCTGAAATCATATGTTCCAGAGACGGCCATCAGTTCACCCTTAACAGCGCAATGATAGCCCCTGCGGCGAATATCACGTCCCAGGAAGCGAGCCCAAGGCCAAAAGCCACCAACGCGACCGTGGCCCCGATAACAATTCCGTAGAGCACATGCGTTACCGCGCTATACGTTTCGAGGCCAAAGACGCGCATGGCGTTCTCCCTTAGACGTAGCCGACCCGACCCGCCTGAAGCACGGTGAAGTATACCGGGCCCCCCGAGATGGAGCCAACGGTGACGCGAACGGCGGTGATCGGCAGGCTATACGAGGCCCCCTTGGACGAGGTAACGGTGCCGTAGGTGGCATCCGCCACCCATACGGGGGTTACGCTCGTGTCCTGCACGTCATCGATAGTCGTGTGGACCGTCAGCGAGGCCGTGGTTCCGCCGGGGATTTCGATATACGAGTTAACCGAAAACGGCGAGATGTACGGATCAAGCAGGATATAGTCCTGCGCGCCCGTGGCGGTGGCCGGAATAGTCTGGCGGATAGACCTCATTTTCGCAGCCCTTTCAACGTCTCCGCAAGCCGAGCCTGCTTCGCGAGTTTAGGGTTGTCCGACTTCTCGGCGGCCTTGATCTTCTTTTCAGGGATCTTCTCCCCTTCGGGAACACCAAGGGATCGGTGGAGGCCACCCTTGTTTTCGGTCGCCCCCGTAATCCAACCGCCGTCTTTCCGCTTAGGCCGATCCAGCCGCCCTTTGGGGGACCGGCCCGGAATACGTTCCAGCGTAGCGAACCTCGGCGACTTATCCACCTTGCCGCCGAAAGCGCGGGCCAAGGCGGGGGCGAATGTCGTATCCCCGCTCTCGGCTTCCTTGATCACAGCCGGGTTGCCCCGTTTTTTCGGGATTGAGTACGGGTCAACCTTTTTACTATAGTCGGTCATCGTGATCTCCGTCAGCCGCCGTACTGCGTAACCCCGAAAAGACCCGTGGCGCCTGCGGCAATGTTAGCCGGCTTCGGGGTGATGAACATCTGCACCCGCGAGGTGCCGAGCGTACCGCCCGAAAAGACGTAAGTGCCGCGAACATCGCCCGTGGTAGCCGTGGCGGTGGTCGCATCGGCAGCGACGAACGTGCCGTTGGACTGTACGGCGTTGTTCCAGAAGATGTACACGTCGCCCAGGGTGTCCGCGCGAAGCGGGAGGCCAAATACGCTGCCGATACCAGCCGACACGGTGGCCGGCCCCGCAGCGAGCGTGCCCGCAGGGGTAATGCTGGCGACGTATTTGAATGCCTTCTTGCCAACGGCGGTGCCGGCATTTACGCCGGTGATAGTTTCCACCAGAGGCGCGCCGTAGATGTCATAACCAGCGACAGTGAACGTGGCGCCGGTATCATCCGCAGAAGAAGTGATGGTGACATTACGGGCAACCAACGTGGCCGGGTTATACAGGTTGATCGTGCCATCCTGACCCATGGCGGTAGCGGAGGCGCTACCGTCAATCGCCAGAAGGCCCGTCGCCAGAACCCCGGTGTTCAGATTACGGACAGATGCGCCTACGGTAATGCCGGAACCGGAAGACGAGACCAGCGTCATGGGCGTGCCAGCGGTCTGAACAGCAGCAGCGGCCAGCACAGCCGCGCCGGTCGCAACGGGTACAGCGTCCAAAACAGGGATCTGTGTCACGCCGTAAAAGCCATAAGCCTTAGCCAACGGGGACGAGCCGGGCACATACGGACGGCGAGGGTCCATAAGGCCAACGCCCTGATCGAAGAGGGAGGAACCCCTTTGCGGGTTGGAATCGCCGTAGCTGGATTTTCCAAAGGCCACCAACGGGCCCTGATGCGCGGTAACCGACATTTTATGATCTCCAATCAGGCCGAGATACAGTTCCTTGAAAAACGATACCACCCGGCGAGGCGTCTAGCAAAAGAAAAGGCGCCCGAAAGCGCCTTTTCCAATAGATGAGGTCCACTAACCGACGATCAGGAGGTGGGGGCCGAACCCCAGACCGCGCGCCAGTCATTGTACGAGAAGCTGTAACGCTCCGTGCCAAGGACCAGAAGGTTTTGCGTGGTGAAGTCAACGTCCATGGAAGTTTCGTACCTCCGGCGCTCGTAATGGATGAGGCCCGGCAGGTTGGTCTTTACAAACCAGGTGGAACCCGAGGTCAGGTAGTGGTTAACCACGTAACCCTCCGGAAGGCCGCCCGCGACCGACCGGATAGCGTTCACGTCGTTATCACCCGTACCCGGACGAAGTTCCGTCTTGGTAAGACGGACTGCCACCGCTTCCAGCGCCGGGGGGACGACCAGAAGACGGGGCTTCGCCGCGATCAGAAGACCGGCGTTGTCCCGGAAAGTGGAACCGATAACGGTCTGCGCGTTGATCAGCGAAGACTCGTTAAGCTCAACCTGCACCGTCGGGGTGTTGGCGAGGGTCATACCGTCAATCGGGTGCGCCGTCGAGAACAGCGCCACGCCGTCACCACCGATACGGGGATCGTAGGTCCAGCCGCTGTTCAGGACGTTAGCGGCATAGATTTCCTTCGCCTGGGCGAACGACTCGTTCAGGTTCAGAACCGACGGGTTGAACTGCGACTTGTAGAGGTTGTCCTCGATGGTGCGGCGAGTAACCGCAAAACCGAGCGCAATCTCGATATGCTGCGCGGTGTACATGAACCGCTCGCCAGCATTGTTGTCAAACGAAGCCGCCTGACCATCACCCTTGAGCTTCGGAAGCGAAAGGAAGCGCATCGAGGTTGTACGCTCGAACGCCATCTTCGACTGCTGCGTGGTGAAGAGCTTGGTGTACTCGACAGGGTTAAGGGCATACTTGCCCGTAACGGCGGCGAGGCCCGGCAGAAGCTCGTTTTTAATTGCGGTAAGATTGATAGCCATTTCTCAGTCTCCCGCTTAGATGCCGGCAAGCTGCTTGAAGAACTGGTTGTTGAACACGACCTCGACCTGATTGTAGGCCGCAGTGTGATCCGTCCCCGGTCCAACGCCAGTCGCCAAACCGTACACCCGGAAAGGAAGCGTGGTCGTGGTGGCGGTGCCAACGTTGTCAACCGACGCGGTGGAAAGGCCGGTAGTCGTGTTACCCGAACCAGCGGTGAACTGCACGCCGGCGCCAATGTCAGCGAAGCCAATGGGGCCCGTGGTCGCCTGCGCAAGGAAAATGACGCTCGGATCATCGATGATCACGGCGTTGACGTCCTGCGAGGTACCAGAACCAGGCCAATAGGGGCTGTACTGCGGGTAACCGGTTACGGTGTTCTGGTACACACAACCCCAGAAGATACCGCGAATGACCGCAGTGCCCGGAGTGGCTTTGGTGATATACCCGGTCGCAAGCTGCGACACGACATCGCCCTTGAAAATGGCGGTCGAGTTGTTGGAGGCAATAGCCCCCGGAACAATGGTCGCGTTCCACGCAGCGCCGTCAAGCCGACGAAGCGGCGTGAAACCGAACGGGGCGTTGAAATTCGCCATGTTTCGGTCCTTACCGTCAGTCGGTCCAGACAAGCGCTGTCAGACCAGAAAAGGTTTGGGTTAAGCGCGTGATAACCCGTAAAGTATGAAGTACATAGGTTAGACTGGTTGTCAAATAAAAAAAAACGCCGCTTTGTTAGAGCGGCGTTTTCGTTTGTGCCAACCGATCATTTCTCCTGGATGAATGCGCAGGTATACCGGATAAAGACAGCCGTCTTTTTCAGGAAACAGAAGCTCATAACCTGCGTTGTGGGTTTTCCCCGGAAAACCACGCACCCGCCGTCCTTGAGCCGTTCCGCTAGGTGCTTCTGCACGGCTTCCACCGCCGATTCTGCGGTCTCTCCGGCCAAGGCGATAGCCATGGTATCGACATCAAGCCACGAAATCGGCTTGGTGCTATCCGCAACAAGGACACCGTTCACGTAATCTTTGTACAGGCCAGGGGGAAGCGTCGTCGGAAGGGTTTCGCTATCAAGGCCCACCCGGCTGTTGTATTCCCGGATAAGCTCTTCGTTTGCAAGGGCCTCGGCCCAATCCTCCGGGGTATCCATATAGCCTTTGGTTCGGCCCGTCGTATAGCTCGATTTGATCCGGGCCCACAACTCGTCTTCAAGTAGGCGAGGGGAGTACACCCACGTATCGCGAACAGGTGCTCCCCCGGTCTGTGCCTGGAAAAACTTGGGGTCAACGCCAAGCATATCCTTCAGATACTCTTCAACGGGCATGGTTTTTTCATCATGGGTCATGCCATTATTCCGGAATATCGTCAAAGGACGTGCGAACCCTTGCCACAGTGCGTTCAAGGGTGCCCGAAGGCGTATCCCCAAGCCGTGCCTGCTGCGCCTGAATCGGGCGGAAAGCGTCTTCACGCATCTCCTGCATTGCCTCTTCGGTCAAATAGGCCGGGCGCTCCATGAGAACCAGGTCACCGCGCTCGATGCAGCCCGTGTGGCCCTCCGGCATCATGTGAGGAAGCCGGCTGACCGGGACTTCCGTCCAGTGGTTCTCTTTCAACCCAAGCATATGTGCGTGATCGGGCTGGCCATATACGGCTTTACGTTTCCACTCATACGACACACCCGGCGGAATAAGCTCCGGGGGAATGTGGTATGCGTCGGTGTTAGCTTTACGCTTGCGGACGAGCCGGGCCTCTCCCTCACGGGGACCGAGACGGGGTTCGGAACGAGGATTGGTTCGGGTCATACCTTTGTCTCCTTAAAACAGGGGTTCCATGTCGCCGCTTTTGACAAGGGCGTCATGGTGTTTGATCCAGTCTTTCAGTTCAACGCCCTGCTCGCGGGCGAGGCTTACGATACGCGCAGGGACATGGCGCTTCCCGGCGGGGGCCGTCTTCGTAGGAGCAGACCGGGACACAGGGGCCGCGACCGGCGCCGCCTTACGCGGCTTCGGCTCCTCCTGCTCCGTGGGAACAAGACCAACCGACCGCTCAATGAAAGCGAAATATTCCTCGGAGCCGGGGTCAACGCCTTCGCTGATCGCGCTGAAATGCGCAGACATGGCCTTGGCGGCCTTCTGGCGGTCCTTCACATACTCCGGGTGCGCCCGAAGCCATTGCTTGGTCCGATCATCATAATTCGATATGGCCGTTTCAAACGGGTCCACCGCCGGCTGGACCGGGGCTACCGGGCGCTGCACTTGCGCCGTATTAAGCTGCGTCAGGTAGGCTTCCGCCTGATACAGGCGGCGGTTAAGCTCCTGCGCTTTCTTGAAGTCGCCTTCTTCCATGGCGACGCGCGCGGCTTCGCTAAGGCGATCCGCCTCCGCTTTGAGCCCGGCCTTTGCCTGCTCAACGGCTACCGATTGCGAGTTGGCCGCCTCTTCCTGGTAGCGGCGCGCAGCGGCTTCCCGTTCTTGCGCGCGGGCTTCCGCAGCCAACCGGGCGGCTTCCTTGGCGTCATTCAGGCGGCGTAGTTCTTCGATATGTCGGCGAAGGTCGTTAGCCCCTTCAACGGATTCTTTGGTAATGAGTTTATCGGCTTCATCCTTGCCCTGCACCGGCTCTTCGGCGCCTTCCTCTTCGACGATGAACTCATCTTCCGAAGAATCTTCGATTTCCAAAACCTGTTCCGTCATTGCCTGATCTCCTTCGCGGCCTCGACCGCCATTTCCAAGAAATCTTTGTGGACCTTGCTGACGACGCACCTCCGAGTGTCCATCCGTTCCAGGTCCGACAGTCTGGCCTTCGCCGTCGCAAGGAAATTCGGGTCAATCCCGACCTGCCGGGTAAACAACGCCAAAGCGTTGCTTCCGTCCCCCCGACCGAGCATCCGGCTTTCGTAAGCCATTGCCAGGATATTGCCCATCTGAACAGCCGCCGGGGTCATCGGATAAGATCCGGCGAAGCGACGCGCAATTTGACATGCGAATCTTCAAGAAGGCGGCAGTGAACCCCGTTGATTTCCAGCGGGAACCCGTCCGAGAAGCGATAAGTGACCCAATCACCCACTTCGACGGACATACCGTGAAACTGGATATTGCCTTCATCGACAAAGGCCGCCGGGCCTTTCTTCAGAACCAGCCCAACCTTGCCTTGGTATTCGTCCTCCTTACGTGTCGAATCCGCGAGGTACAACCCGCTCTTGGTCTTCTCGGGGCGCTTGTACGTCGCCACCAGAACCTGGTTATGGAACACATCAATCGCGCCAAGATCCCCGATCTTGGATTTGAGTTCCTCGCGGGGATCGTCCTCATGCAGCATCGCCACAGCAACCATATTCAACCTCCTTCGATTTCCTTGGCTACTTCGCCCGCGTAATCCGATAACTTTTTCAAGGCGTATACCTGCCCGCAAAGATATCGGTAATGCGCGTAGTCTTCCGTCCCTTGCATGACGGATTTCGTTAGCTCTGCAATCCGTTCATCTACAACGGCGAAGAGCTTTTGCAAGAACAAATCGGCGTACATCAATGGACGCTCCCTGAGGGTAGCCCGCTGGAAGACCCTACGTTCAATTCGTACAAAGTCCCATCCGTACCGGCCATACCGAAAAGCTGAACCGAGACGATTTCGTTTTCACGCCCCGGCGCCAGAAGCTGGACATCGGCGTAATACGCGCCTTCCTCCCCCTCAAACTCATATAATGCAACGATTCGGCCTTTGAAGACCTCGCCGCTTTCATCGCAAAAATCCCATTCTTCCCCGAGGGAAACCCGATCAGGCGCCATCCCCATATTCTGCTCCTATCGCTTCGTCTTCCATGAACTGCTTCAACTTTTCCATCGCGCCCGGTGAAATGTTCTTAAGCCGGGCGCCATCCCTATACCATACTATTACCGCGTAGGCGTCAACGTCTCCCTCAATTCCGAAGAGAATGTCCTCCGCCACTGATTGGAAAGCGCCGCCCTGTAAAGGGCGGCGCTTCTTCGGGAATACACTAACCTTTGCGGGCATAGTATTTGGCCTGATTTAGCCGGCCAACACCGCTATCGACGCCGGCTTTTCCGTTCGGGGCCACACCGCCGCCCGTGGCCTTGCCACCCAGAAGCTCAAGACCGCGAATGCCCAAAGGGATCGCTTTGAGAATACCATTGGCGTCCCCGCCGAACTTCTTCCCCTCTCGTTTCTTCTCGACGCCCTTCTTTTCGTCGCGGGCTTTGTCGGAAACCTTGCCACCGCTCTTGCGAACTTCGCCAAGGCGGCTATCCCACGTACCCTTGGAACCGCCCTTTACCCGCTGTCCGAGTTCTTCGGTGGACAGTTCAGCCGGGTCAAGACGTTTCGGAACAGCCTTGCCGACCGGGGTGCCGTTCGGGTGCCCCTGAGGGTAGTTCGATGCGCCGCCCCAAGCCCGCTTGGCCCGCCCGCCATCCTTGCGTAGATTGAGCGATGGAGTGGCGGACTCTTCCTTGAACGCCTTCCAATAGGAAGACCGCTCTTCCGGGCTCATGGCCTCGATCTGCTTCACGAAATCGTCGCTCGCCCGGTCGTCCGGGGTCCGCTGGTCAACAGTGCCACCAGACGCGCGTTTGGCCCGGCCACCACACTTCAGCCCCTTGGTCTGGTCGCCACCCATCGGGTTCGACTGCCCCTTGGGCGCGGGGTTGGGTTCCCGTTCCTCGATGAGCCCGCGCGTAAGGTCACCCTCAGACCGCGAAGTCTTGTCCGCCTTCCCGCCCGCAGCGCGGGCCACACGGCCCCCGTCTCGCCGGGCCAGCAGCGGCGGGGGGCCGCCCATCGGAGCCGGCATCGGAGGCTTCGGAGCCGGGGGCATACCACCCGGCATACCACCCGGAGCGCCGCTCATGGGAGGAGCCATCGGCGCCGGCATCGGGGGCGCCGGGGGGTTTGGGGGAAACGGCATGTTCGGTGCGGGCTTGACGCCCGTCTCGATAACGATAGTGATATCGGGCTTCCCGCTCTTCTTGCCGCGTTTCTTCTTGTCGAGGCGTTCCAGCGGGGCCGAGCCATCGATATCGTCGTCCATGACGCCTCCGCCTGACGCGAACGCCGTCGGCTTCTTTCCGGGGTGCATAATCCGTTCATGCTTGTGAACAGCGCCCGCCGGGGTAACCTTACCCCCATCAGCGCGGCCCGTGAGCGTCTTCAGAAGGCTCTTCCGGTTGCCCTGCGACAAGTAATCCGACATGATCAAACTCCGCCATTTCGAGGGCCAATCATGCCGCCCTGCGCGTTGCGAATACTGTTCTCGACGCCCCGAAGAACATCTTTCTGGGCATTAATCTGCGCCACTTCCCGCTTAATTGCAACTTCGTTGGCCCACCCGACGGTTTCCGCCGCAAGACGCTGCCGGTCAAGGTTAACCCGTTCCGCATCTCTCTGCGCGTCAATTTCAAGCTCTCTGGCCTTAAGCTCAAGTTCAAGCTGTGCCAGTTGGGCTTCGATCTGCTGCTTCTGCGCCTTAAGCTGGACCTCTTGGGCACGGATCGGGTCCACCATGGGCTGCGGCGGGGGCTTCGGCGGGGCGTACAGCGATTCCACGTCTGCGATGCCCATCATGTACAGAATCCGGGTCGTAACCTTCTTCTGGTCAAAAAGGCCAGGATTCTGCGTCACCAAAGCCTGCAAAGCCGTGGCCTTCATGACCCTGTGAGTGTGCGATGGCGTGTTAGGGTCCGCGCAAGGCACCAGATCATAGTCCTTGAGCGCCATAAGGATCATTTCCCGTTGATCCGGGCTGTCCTCGCCACTCCGATACCGGAACAAAGCCTCCGGGTCTCGCAGAAATTCCCGCTTCAATAGGGCAAACTCTGCCGCCTGCGCCGCGTGAAGCCGCTTATGTACGGCATCCATGACCTTGGATGCCTGCTCGATCATCGCGAGCGTGGTGCCCACCGGAACATCGGCCCGGCCTTCGCCTACAGCGAGTTCCGACGTGTTCCCGACGCGCTGACCCGTCTCCGCAATGCTCTGGATCAGCCCCAATGTCGCCGGCGAAGGGTCTTTGTAGGGCAGCGGCATGACCACGGCCCCGATAGGCTTCTCACCCGTCTGAATTCGCTGGCCCTGGCCCGGCGCAAGGCGAAAATCGCTCGTTTGCTGCCGCCCCATGGCCTCGGAATACAGAAAAGACGGGAAACTGGCGAACATCCCGGCGTCCAGCATCTCCCGCCAGCCCGCCGTAAGCGCCTGATTGGTGTTTCCGAGGATATGGAGAAGCCCGATACCGTAAAACCCGATGGCATCGACGTAAACATACCGGACAAAGTGCGTTTCCGGCAGTTTCATGTCGTCTTTTTCGGACCAATTGCGCCGAATGGACAGAATTTGCCGGGAATCGCGCTCCAATGTCACGATATACGGCAGTTCCAGCCCGGTTTTCTCGTCATCTTCGTTGACGTGCTCGAAGCCGGGAAGGTCCAACTCGCAATAGCACTCATAAATCGTGTAATCCACGTCCTCAATGTTGGTGGAATACGCGATTATGCCCTCGATGCCGCGCTTCGTTTGTTCCAGAATGTCCGTTTCGTCCGTCGGAACACCAAGATCAATGTCCCGATAGGCCCCAAGAAGCTGCATCCGGCGCAAGGTTGAAGGCTTCATCACGCTTCTGTGCGTGATGCGCTTCGCCGTTGACAGGGAAGTGGCCGTATTGTTGACGATCAAATCGTCTGCATCGACAGTCAAGGATACAGGCCGGCGCAAAATCGGATCATTGTAGACCTTTTTGAAGCTGCTGCCGCCCATGCCGACATCGAACAGCATCTTGTCCGTGTCGGGGTAGTACTCCACGGCCACCGAGGTAAGGTAATGATTCAGGTATTTTTCCAACGCGGACGCCATAACGTCTTGCTCGTTGGTCCCGACGCCATCATTCCGCACCTTGACGGGGCCGTTAGCCGGCAAAAGCTCGCCACGGGCGTTCGCCTGAAACCGAAGCACGGCTTCCAGCAAGAGCGGATGCCTGACGGTACTCATGCCCTCAAGAGGGGCTGACCCGGGACCGGTATCCCCGCGCGGATCTTCCAGCTTGAGCCCGAGCATTTCCAGCCCGCGAGCCCGCGTCTGTAGCCATTCCTGACGCGAGGCATCGTCATCCGCGATCCCGGCAAGCAGGTCTTCCGCCACCATGGCCAGATCGTAATCCGACATGAACAGCGCAAGGTTGGCTTCGTGGTCTTCCGCGCCTTCCATATCCCGCGTGCTGCCGATGGTAATCGTAACCGAGCCGTCCTCGTTCTCGATTTCGAGCCCCATGGCCTCAAGTTCGTCTTCGGCGTCCTCTTCAAGGAAAACGTCGCTGACGATCTCGTCAGGCTTCGGCGCTTCTGCGGAGATGGTAAACGGGTCCATGACTTCACCTTAGCAAGGGTACAAGGCCCCGCGTCTCACCGGGCGGCGCACTTCATCTTCAATGGCACTATACGCTTCTTCCTTACGAACGAGAACACCGGATTTCCGCAGGTACGAAAGCGCCATTGACACGGCGTCAACAAGATCGTCATGCTTTCCCTTCGGGAACGTGCTCATTTGGTCGATAACGGCCTCGGCCCACCGCTTGTTCGGCGCGTAGACCAGCCCGTCATAGAAGAAATGCGAGATGGCGTGGACACGGGAAACCTTATCGCCCTTCGGGTTATCCATGCGGATGCCATACGGGCTATCCACAAACAGCCGCCGAAGTTCCTGTTCAACGCTCAACCCGCTGGCCTTGGCCTCGATTAACAGGTCATTCACCTTGAACCGCCTGCAATCAGCGTCAACGCGCTTGACCAGATCGTGAAGCGCCAACCGATCCTGCCACGCCATGATCAGCATTACGCGTGGCTTGCTGACGGAAACGTTATATCCCGCGTGACGTTCCTCTTCATGGAACACGCCCCAGATGTTAAAGCCACTGTAGTCGTTTTCCTGTTTTTCCGTATATGCCGGATCCAGCGTCGCCACGACATAGCTGAAACGCGGGTAGGTGTTTTCCCTGCCCGGAGGCGCGATATCCTCCCACGCGCCCCACCATTCGCGCTTGATGATACCGCCGCCGCGCGGCGAAGGCGCCTGCTGAAGTTGCCCTGCGGCGGCGTATGGGCCAAGCTCCCGTTCAAGTCTAGCTACATAGTCATCGCTGTACTGCTCCGGCCACGCAAGTTCACCGTCCGCCGTTCGCGGGTCTACCCACCCAATGCTCGTAACGCAGCGCCGATCCGGGTCGAACTTCATAGGAATACAAAGATGCGTGTAGTTCATGTCCTTCGACAGGATATACCCGCTGACGTCTTCCTCATGGGTCCGCTGCTGAATGACGATGATCACCGATTCTTTCGGTGAGTTGATACGTGTCGGAATGACCTCCGAGAACCATTGCAGCGTCGATTGGCGAACGGCCTGCGATTCCGCTTCCTTGACCGAGTTAGGGTCGTCGATCAATACACGGTCGCCGCGTTCACCTGTGCCAACGCCGCTGATTGAAGTCGCCATCTTCCACCCGGTCGCCTCGTTACCGACCTTGGTCTTGGAACTCTGGTACGAGTTCATGATCACCCGGTCGCCCCAACGCTTCTGATAAAGCTCCGAGTTCACGATCAAACGGAACTTCTCGTTATCTCGAATGGTTAGCGTTTCCGCGTAGCTGGCGCATAGATACCGCATCGTCGGCATATTCTGAGGACCCCATTCCCATGCAGGCCAGAACACGTTCAACGTCAGCGATTTCATGAATCCCGGCGGGACGTTAACCAGAAGACGTTTGACCTCCCCCCGTGTCACGGCTTCCAGGTGTTCGCACAAGGCTTCAATGTGCCACCCGCCCACAAAACTGCGTCCTGGCTCGATGATATGCCAGAACTGCTTGATGAACTCATACAGCGACCGCTCCGCAAGGCGTTTTTCCAGTTCTTCCTTCAGCTTCCGGGCGCGCATGGCCCGCTCTTCGAGTTCCCTTCTGGTCATGCGTAAGGAAGCCTTTGAAAGACATACGTCGTGTATGGCTGCGAAAGCTGGAAATCGCTCGCCAACGATGACATTCGATTGGATTCCGATATCTGATATTCACTCGGGGGGTACCCCGGAATAAACGCACACGGCTGCGCCGGATCTTCGATAACGCAGCCATTCCTTGTTCCGGAAAGCGAAAGCTGCCCGTACACGGACACGATCACCGTACTCAACGTGGCGTTGACACATCGGGCCGGGGGTCCATAGAGGTTATCCGCCGTCGCCAGAAAAAGTTCTCCGGCTTCGGAATCCGGTACGCCGATATCCGTGTTCGTGATAACGGCGCCCCACGCGGACGAACAGACGCCTTCCGCCAGCACACGGTAATAGCCAGACGGGTATGTGGCGTCATAAGGTGGCGTTTCTGTTTCCCCAAGAAACAGGCTCACGCAAGCATCAATGCACGCCTGCCTCGTCTGGAACCAGCGCGTCAACGGCACCATAGGCGGTACGCCATCAGCCGCCACACTGGTCTGCGGAGACGCCGCCATCAACTTCCACGGATACTGCAGCGCCATGCCCCGCTCCCTTACGCGATGTTGATCCGGTCCCATGGTGCCGGCAGATACACGCCCGCGCACACGTCAGCGGGGTCAACCGGCTCCACGTTCGGCGGCTGAACCACTTCAACCGGCAGCGTTACGACCTCCTTGTCGCCATTCGTATAGGTCACGACGACAACGATAATGACCACCTCTTCAGTCCACCAGGGCCACTCGATGATCCACGTCACCTCGTCATCGGTAACTTCAACTTCGTCAACCATGCCCGTTCCGCCAGTTCCCGGCGTAACCGTGGCACTGGCAATCGTTCGCCCGACACCGGACGCAAAGACCATGCGATACCGGAACCGCTCTGCCAGCGAAACCGGCGTCAACGGCGGGGCATAAATCACCGCCATTTCGCATTCGGCAAACTGCTCGTAGGTATTCCCGGCATTCGTTACCACGATACACTGGATCGTGTACCGGTTGCCCAAGGCATTCGTCCCCACGCTCCAATCGAACTGTTGCGACGTGCCTGTAGCCGTAAACGTCGGGGCGCCGGAAACATGATACTCCGGGTTCGGGTCAGAGCCACTGCGCAGGTAGGCGTTCCACTCCGCGCTGATTATCTCTTCGCCCGGCACCAGAATAGCCGAAAAGTCCAGACTGAATGTCTGGACTTCCGAGATATCGCACGGGGGGAAATCCTGCCCGACATAGCTCATGAACGTTTACCTCCGGGCAGCCGCAGCGGCGGGCGCGCGTATTCGCCGCCCCGGTACCCGCTTACAAGCCAAGGTTCAATAGACACCGACCTCATGGGTCCGTAGACCCAAAAGGCCGCACGGGGCGTTTCCGCAAGAGGCAAGAAAATCCGCCGAAACGGATACCTGCGTTTCTCCGGTACCATATCGTTCCAGCGTATCACCGTTTTGCCCCCGGCTTCCCGCCCCACGAAACCGCGCTCGGCATGGCGTCGAAAGCGCGGTCGGACGCCGCTACTGCGGTTTCAGGTTCATCCTGCAAACGCATCATCATTTCGAGAAACCGAGCCCATTGCTTCTGCGAAGGCGGCCCCTCCACGTTTTCAACAAAGCCGGCGGCCCACGCCTTGAACTCGGACACCTTCATTTCCTCCTCCATCAGCTTTCAGCGAATTCTTCCAGATCCGCCAACAGATCATATTCCAGATCTTCGGCGTCGTCCTTAACTTCCGTCCCTTCCAGTTTCCCTGTAAGCGCCTCGATCTCCGCGATCAGTTCATCATCAGAAAGCCGCTTGACTTCCATGCCGACGCGATCACTGACGCCGCCCTCCTGCACAATCCGCAGTTTCGTGATGTCCAGCAACACCTTGGCAAAGGTGCCAAGCGCCTTGGTGTCCGTTGACAGAACACGCTCGTTGGTGTTCTCCACGGCCCAGGCCAACTTGGCCCAACCCTTGGCCTCGATCTCCACCATCTGTTCCATTATCGGACGTATGATGGCGCCCTTGACCTCTGTCACCTCATTCGCAACCTGGTTGTGCAAGGTTTCGTCGAACTGTTCGGCACGGCGCTTCCAGTCCGATTGCTTCATCCAGTACAGGATGTCCTTGTCCGAGGTTTCCGTGAGATACCGCTCACGGACAACCTTGACCAGCGTATTCCCGTCCCGCTGCTCAGGCGGCAGGGAACACCAGATCGAGAAGATCTCGGCCCGTGTACCCTTTATCCTCGTCCGCGTAGGGCGCCTCATTCATCAAAATCCCCGATATGGCCGGGGGCAATCGAATCCTTCGGGTTTGCCTCATACGCTTCGATCTGCTCGATCAGCGCATCAATCCGCTCCACAGCGCCCGGCTGATGGCTCTTCCACAACCAGGACACTTCCCGCAGGGCAGCGATGTATTCCCGGTCATTCTCGATCATGTTCGCACCAGAACCGGCAACGTGAACCGGCGGGGCGGGGCCGTCAGGGTATAAACCTTAGTCACGGTTGGCATCACGGAACTCCGGTCGAGGGCTCAAACGAAACGTCTGCATCGTCTGCCCGTATTTGTTCATAACGTAGAACGTGCCCTCGGTGAACACATCGTAATCGTCTTCATCCTCAGAATAGTACGCCGTCACCGTGGGGGACCCATGCTCTGATGCACGGGAATATTCGGCTTCCAGGATAGCCATGATGCGGCAGGTGCCATCAGGCATCACATGCTTCAGCGTAAGGTCCATTTGCTTATCTCCATATACTCGTGCCGAGGATCGTAGCACGTTCGGCCAACGAAAATCAAGATATAGCCGGGGCTCGTGGAGGGACCCGGTTTCCGTGGAAAAATTCAACCTGAAAAGGGGTGGGGGTGGCTTCCGGAAGGCGTCCAACTTTTTTCGTTTGAACGGTTGGCTAACCG